TTAGAACCGAAAAATTCTATGAGATCACCATCAAAATCAATGAGCGGATAAGCAGTATCTTCAGCGATACACTTAAGGGCTAGTAAATCTTCATCCGACCAACCTGCAGCTCTATGAATTTCGATGATAATATCGTATGCAGCAAGGATAAAATCTGGTAACATTTTCTTATCGAATTTACCATAATCTCCGGCCACCATCTTATCAGCACCAAATTGTGTTAAATGGTTGCGAATTTCTTCCCACTCCAATGATTGTGCTACTGTTCCAGGCGCGGCTTCAAATATGAATCTATTCTTCATCATCACTCTGATGAACGACAATAGACGTTTGCGCACTACAATACACCAATCAGTTGGTCCACCAGCAAACACACGCACTTTACCAGCTTCAATTTTAGCTAGAGTCATAGCTTCATCTTTCAAATGTGCAGTAAAAACAGGCATATACCGAATTCCTCTACGATACTTGTCTTCACAATCTCGAACTCTATCCCAAATTTCAGCAGTAAAAGTTTTGGCATCCGGCTGATCACTAGTTGGTTCAGCGTCGTTCATTTCGAACCGCTTACTCTTCTTCCATGGGAACCCTAGTGATGTATTAAAATTCATTTTATCAATGAATTTCACACCAGCAATGCCATTAACTGCAGCACGATCAGATAAAACCTGAAGTTCATTTAGATCTTTTTGTTTCAACTTTGACAATATGTCACGAGTAAATGAAGTTTTCGCCATTTCTAAATACTTACGATTGTAATTAGTTTTAGCAGCGAATATATCCTTCATCGCCAAGTGCCATGGCATCCAAGATTTCATAGTAGGACGTCCAAATTTCTCTGGCCATCCTCTCAATTCTCGAATTTTATCACCCAAGTACGAAACACAAACCTTACTATTCATTCTAGCTCGGAAATCAGTAAAAGATCCATAAACATGAGCACTACCATCAGCCATCCACCGCAAAGTGGAGTTCTTGTGTAACATTGGAGTTAATTCACGACTAACGGTTGGAGTACTCAAAACAGGCTCACCACTCTGGACTTGATATGCTTTGAAATGTTTAAGATTTTTGTCAAGAATTGCTGTATTGATGCGCAAGGAGTATGCAGTATTATATCGCCCTCCCATTACGTGCATCCCAACAATTACATTGCCTACTGGAGCCTTCATAATCAGAACTTTTCCACAATCACCATTCACTGTATCTTGTTCAACATGCATGCCCCACAAAGATAGTTCACGTTGTAGCTCGGACACCGCTAATTTTGTTGAGTGAATATTACTCACACTTTGTTTTTCAATGTCACCGCCTCGACCACGGCCAACAAGTAAACCATTAGCAACGCCACCAAAGGTAGGTAGAGCAAAGTACTTACGCAAATCTCTTCCTGGAGGATTGTTGAATACTTCAAAGAAACATAGATCATTTTCACGATCACGAATAACATCGGATTGACGGAGAATTAATTTCACATTGGAAGTCACACCTGCTACTTGAGCTTCACGGCATAGTTCTAATTCAATATCACCATTTTCTGGTAAGTTATGATTATTGGTCATATAGATATGTCCACATACATTAAGAACTTTACCCGGTCTGTATACATTTTCAGCAACTCGACATTTAGAAAAGTATAGATTGTTATAGATTCGTTGACTAAATTCATCAATGTTAGCAGCATCAGCCAATACAGCTGGAGACACATCGAAAGTTGTAGTTTGATAATCTTCACGTTTCCAAACATTTTCTTCATTATCCTTGACAAATTCATCCTTAGAATAAATTGCACCTTGAATATCTTGGTTAATCACTCGTTTGGCTTCTTCAATC